CAGCCTCTTCGTTTACTGCGAAATGATCGCTCATAAAGAACTTTGCTTCTTTCATTCCGTTTAGGCGAATTGAAGTAATTCCTCTTTCAAAATCAATCACTTTAATTAGATAACCATATGTGGGGACCTTATAGTTAACACCAGACAGTGAATAGTAGAAATATTCCTTATCAGTTTTTACATACATAACGTTGTTTGAATGAAGATCGTTATGGACAAATCCAAAGTTTCGTTGGGCGAACGCAAGAGCAAACATCACTTGAGATAGCCAAGCTAGTTGTTTGTTTTGATCCTTTTCTTGCGTCATAAGATCAAAAAAAAGTCCATCACATTTCTCCATAACCGTCAGCTGTACAGGTACATTTGAAAAGCTTGCCCAGGCAAATCCTTCAGCATCTTCGTTATCTTGTTCATCCATAATTTCCAGATCCTCTTCATCACAATCGCACGAGTCAGCAGCAAATATATAGGAAGTTGAGACCGATGAAGAATCATCTATATCTGACATACTTGTTGATGTAATTTCATCATCCATTATCTGCTTTAGTTCGCCAATGTTGGATTCTATATGTGTAGTTTCTAGCTCCTCGATGTCATCAAGAATAATGTCTTCACCCAGCTGAACCATAGGTCTAGCAGATCGAGTATGTGAGAAATCTGTATCGGTTATGTTATCTAGCAGATTAAGTTCGAATGTCTTACCAATATTTGTAGAGAACCACGAGCGAGATGATAGTTCTTGGTAGTCATCTGAAATATCAATTTTATGATTCTTTGCTATGCCAGTAAATACACCATATACCTTTGGGAAGTGTTGGCACCCAGATTCAGAAAGTGCTACTGCTATTAGGGAGCCAATGTAAGCAGCATTGTTTGGATTCTGTAGTTTAGAATTAATCTCATTTGAATTATCGTTTGTTGTTGGTAGACCCAATGAGCTACCATAATCTCCCTGCATCCACTTGAATGGGCTGAGTAGCATAGTTTGTTTTACATGAATGGGGATGGGATCAGAATATCCATTCGCGCGGATTGTGGTTGATGAGCAAATCTGAGAGATTTCGTGTTTTAGCTTAATACCATATTCGCTTGGATTCTCAAGTTTCTCCGATTTGAATAAACATTCAATTGGAGGAAAGAAAGGTTGAAGATGTTCGACATTTAGGTAGTTAGCGCCTGCGCGTAACAATGGTAACTGAGAATACTTATGAAGACTTAGTTGAATGGGATTTGTTCGCAGATCACTGCTTCCAGTCTGTCTTCTTTTCTTCATTAATAAGTGTCGCCTAAATCAAAAGTAAAAACTTCACGCAAGAGAGTAAGATGAACTTTCAAATCAGGAAGTTTAATATTGAAACAATTCGTGATCGGTGCGAGATAGATTCTCGAAAATCTCCAATGATTGTAGTGATTGGTAAAAAAGATACTGGAAAATCCTTCTTAGTTAAGGATATTTTGTACAATACCCAGGCAGCCTTTCCTGTTGGGACTGTGATTTCAGGAACTGAGGTTGCGAATGAATTTTTCCAACATATGGTCCCATCCAAGTTGATTCACGATAAGTACAAGCCAGATATTGTGATGAATACAATCAAGCGTCAGCTGGCTGTAAAGACTCACAGAAATCAGGACAAGCATAAGAATGGTGGTAATTCAAATGTAGACCCTCGTGCGTTTTTGATTCTTGATGATTGTTTGTATGATGCGACTTGGATCCGTGAAGAATCAACTCGTTACGTATTTATGAATGGTCGTCACATTGATTTGATGACAATTATTACTATGCAGTATCCATTGGGTATTACGCCCAATCTTCGAACCAATGTAGATTTTATCTTTATTTTGCGTGAAACTATGATTAACAATCGCAAGAGAATTTACGACAACTACGCAGGTATGTTCCCAACATTTGAAATGTTTTGCCAATTTATGGATCAGTGTACTGAAAACTATGAGTGTTTGGTTATCTGTAATGGTGTATCATCCAACAAACTAGAGGACCAAGTATTTTGGTATAAGGCATCTGACCATCCACCTTTCAAGATGTGCGATGATAGTTTGTGGGTTGATAACAAGCCGTTTAGTAGCTCGATGTTAGCTCAAGATGAGTATGATCCTATGGCTATGAAGAAGAAAAACAATAGTCCATGGGTTCATGTTAAGAAGACTGGATAAATAGTTTTTAAATTGAATAATGAGTCGTATTGAAGAAGCTATTTTGATTATGAAGCAAGTGAATTCATTTGGATTCCCAAGTGAATATCCTCCGTTGAAAGAGCTGTCTAAACGTTTGTCAGATTACGTTAAGACAGGTCAAGGTTGGTCAGGAATTATAAAATTTAAAGAATACAATCGTTACGCAGATGTTATTTTGCCATCAAAGCCATCTGTGCCTATACAGGTTGTTTTAAAGTTTAAAAAATACAATTAAAGGTCACGTGGCGCACCACCCTCAGCTGGGTGTACATTTGTGCTGATAGCAGACGATAGATCATCCGTATCAGCTACACCGGCATCCTTCTTGGCATCCTCAAGCGCCTTCTTCTTGCGCTCGGCATTCTCCTTGCGCTGAGCCTCAATCTTTGCCTGCTTCTCCTCCTCGAAGAAGATCTCACGATTGACTTCGTTCTCCTTGTACTTGCGCATGAGCTCATTGAGCTCCTTCTCGGCATACTCAACTTCAGGCATCATGTGCTCAGAGGGGTCCCAAGGCAACCAAGCACCAACCTTACCTAGATACAAGTTATCGCGAGGATATCTCTTCTGTAGAACACGAGCATAGGTTTGCGCCTCCTCGAGATTAGCAAATACACGACGTAGCTTGACACCGCGCACATTGGTACGGAATTCAACCTTTTCAGTGAAGATAGATTCTAGATCCTTCTCATTCTTTAGCAGGAACACCTGATACTGCTCGTGGATATCCGTCTTACGAATCTCCTCGTTGTGTACCTTGCGGAAATCCTCAAGATCCTTGAATAGATCATCAATCTTGATATTGTACTTCTTGGAAAGGAAGGCAACATAGTTTTCCATTCCCTTCACCTTCCAGTCATACTCAAGCCACTCAACAAACTTCTCGTTCATAAACTCCTGCTTCTGCTTGATGATCTTCTCGGGGCTCACAAATGAAATAATACAATATCTCTGGGTAGGAATCTCAGGATCCTCTTCTAGATAGTCGATGACGCTGCCGTCATCTTCATACTTTGGCATCTCCTCGCGTGGCATTTATGTATAGAGATTATTCAATGTTAAAATTCTTTACGAACGACCTCCGATCTTAATATCGCTTGGATCTACACTTGACCCATCTCTATATTTAAGGAGTTTAGCTGCTTCCATTAGGACATCATTGGAAATGCGTCCCTCCTTTTCAGCAGGTCGAATTACGGAACCAAAAGCAGTTGACTTGCTCTTTATATCAAGTCCTTTGTCTGAGTCACGAACACGTTCCCAAATTTTGTCCCACTTCTCGATGAAACTCCGTCTATCTCTTTCGCTTGGTCCGCTATATGATTGTGTTGGGGGAGCAGAAGGTCTTGCTGGAACAGCGGCTGGGAGGATAGCAGATGCTGTTTTAATAGCTGGCGCAAATGGACGTGTCCATTCGTCTTGGACAAATTGGAGAACATAGAAGGATCTTACTAGGAAGTTAAGTACAATAATAAAGTATGTGGCAATTGATTCTGGCATTTTTTCAACGTAGGTTGTTAGATAAATTTCAGTAACCAATCCAGCTATGAGGATAAAAGATATAAAAAACTTTGATCCAGGACTCAACGTACCGATAGTTGATGTAAGATAAACCAATACCATAACCAATAAGGTATTTCCTATCGCCGCAGGAATGATAAAATTTATAGGGACTTTAGTATTTGGATCATTATCTGTATTTGCTTCGTAGATTCCCAAAGCTGTAGATACAGATGCCCCCATCAGGCAAATAAGTGTAAAAAGACTTAAAAGACTCCTTGCTGTACTAGCCATTCGTTACTTTAGTATTGGGAATACATTTTCCAATACCAAGGGTCTGTTGCATCATAATTGGGGCTTTACAGCCTACACATGGGCAATGTTTATGTTCAAATCCAAGTATATGACCTATTTCATGAGATACCATATATTGCCGATAGTCATCTAGCGATAGTTTACTTTTCTTTGCCCCCCGAATCCATCTATCTGCATTTAGGTACATGTGTTTGCCATTAAGTTCTGCGCATGATAAGTTATTTGGCAAACCACATTCTTTTTGTATAGTTTTTGGACTTGAAAGATAAATCAACACATCTTCATCTTTATCTACCAATTGGAACGTATATCCTTTGGAATTCCATCCATCTGGATCATTCAAATACGCAGTTACATAAAATAGAAAATCTTCAGGATTATACTTGACATCGTTGTCAACTTCTGTACGAAACGTATAATGTTTCATTATCTTGTTAAGTTATAAAAATGGCGTCCATACAGACTGTAATTATTGTCACAGTGGCTAGTTTTTTGTTAGCACCTGGATTGTTAGTTTCAATCCCCCCAGGTCCTAATAAAAAGTGGGT